AAGTGTCCTGTACAATCTGTAACTCACATAAAGTACTTTGACCTTAGTGAAATTCAACAAACATTAAGCACAGGTAGCTACCAAGTTGATAGGCTAAATGAACCTGCAAGAATTAAATTAGATTCTTTGCCTACTATGTACGATATGATGAACGCTTTAGAGATTCAGTTCGTATGTGGTTATGGAGTAGCGGCAAGTGTTCCTGAGGCTTTAAAACACGCTATTAAATTACTTGTAGGACATTGGTATGAGCATAGAGAAGCGGTAACTCCTGGAGATATGCGCACAGTTCCAATGGCCTATGAATCTTTGATAGCACCATTTAGGGTATTGTTTTACCCTTACACATAAATTGCGAAATAGAGCAGAGGCAGCTCATCAGATTCATTATCTGAAGGTCGGGGGTTCGATTCCTTCTTTCGCAACTAATATAAAAAATTATGATAAAGACAATTCCAGACGCGGCAGTTCAAGTAACGCCAAGTAACACTAATTACATAACCGATATAGAAGGCAATAGAACTTTTGGTTCATTGTATATCGGCACGAGTGGCGATTTAGTAGTATTGCCATTTACTCATGATGACACAAATAATGCATCCACAACAGGAGTAGGCGGTGCAATAATCTTTACTAACGTGCCTGTAGGTTTCTTCCCGCTAAAAGTAAAAAAAGTATTTTCAACAGGTACTACTGCAAGTGGTATCATTTGCCAATTTGATAATTAAAAAAATAAATATATGCCACAATTAGGAACAGCAACGGTTATTAAGATTAATACCGTTACAATTGCATTTGGAAAGTCTACAGGCTTTGAATTATCAGCCGATATGATAGACACAACCTCAAAGAATAGCGGTGGAGATAGAGAGTTTCTTCCAGGAAACAGAAGCGCTACATTAAGCTTTGAGGGCTTGTTTGATGAAGCTATTACATCAACTGCGGGGTTTGACTTGTTAAACGATGCCGTTAAAGCAGGTACTAAAGTTACTGCATTATTTGGCGCTGCAAGCGGTAAGACATATTCTTATCAAGCTTACATTTCAAGTCTTAGCAGAACTGCACCAGAGGGAGATGTAGAAACTTTTTCTTGCACAATTCAATGCACAGGCGCACAAACTGAAGCTTAGTAAATGGGTGTAGCAATAGGTAAGTTAAGAGAGCGCATTGAGATTTATGCTTATTCTGAAACAAAGAATAGTATAGGTGAAGTAGTGCGCTCATTTAGCTTGCTTTATACTCGGTGGGCTTCGTACAAGTCGCTTAACGGGTCGGAGGGTTTTGAAACTAAAGAAAAGACTGCGAGAAGATTTGCAGAATTTAAAATTAGACCTCAAGGCACTCCGATAAACGAAACTATGCGCATTAAGTATAAAGATATGTGGTTTAATATCACATCTATTGGAGAGGATGAATATCAAGATTACTTTACTATACAAGCAGTAAGCAAAGACAATGATTAACTATAAATTATCTGGGTTAAGCGAAGTATTAGCTATGTTAGACGCTGAAAAGCTAATGCCTTATTCGGCAATAGATAAAATAGTTCAAAATAATTCTCAACCATTAGTTAATCAAATTAAACAAAACTACATAAGCGCAGGACATAATAAGACAGGAGATTTAGTTAAGTCTATTCTTGCATTTAAAAGAAAGCGCAAAGGTAAGAGTGATCCTTACTTTACTTATTATGTAGGGCCAAAGTATGGCAAAGGTGGCGGTAATCATGCTCATTTCTTAGAGTATGGAGTTTTATTTTCTGCCTATCCTGTACAAGGTCAAGGTAAAAGTATATCAGGGCGCAAGTATGGCAAATATAGCACAAAGCAAGGGTTTAGAATTAAGCCAACAGGAGTGATTAGAAAATCAAAAGACCAGAAAGAGCAAAGTATTATAAGTGGTATGGAAAAGGGCTTAATAGATTTGATTTTGAACGAAGCAAAAAGAAAAGGGTTTAAAATATAATGAGCGCACAAGTAGCAGTCTTTTATTTACTAAATAATAACGCAGCAACTACGGGCGCAGTAGGTGGAAGGATATTCTATGACACCGCGCCGCAAAAAAATATTAGACCTTTACTTGTTGTTAGTTTAGTATCTCAAGTACCAAACAATACATTAGGCATTGGTGGGGATAGTAAGTTAGATATTTGCCGCGTTCAAGTAACTATTGCAGCCGCTACTAGATTACAATGCAGCGAAATAGCTACCTTAGTGCGGAATGTACTTAAAGACGTTTACAATCAAACTTTAAACGGAGTGAATGTTAATTGGTGCAGATTTGATAGCTCGGTAGATTACTTTGATGACTTTAGCGGGGAGGATGGTATATTTGTAACGCAACAAGATTATAAATTAAGTATAACAATAGCCAACACCTCACCTACTCCAGAGATAGCTTATTGTGATACTATGGAAGGGTTATGTAATGAGATAGAGTATGAATGTGATGAAGAATGGTTTAATTAAATAATAATATGAATTTAACAGGACAAAAATTTAAAGATGTTTACAAGGCTTTTCTAACCTTATCGGATAATGTAGGATTGACAAATGTACTTAAGCGAGTAAGTGACGGATTTGGGGTTGAAACACCAATTTATGTAAGTGAAGATGAGGTTGCTATTGATAGTCCTTTAGGCGTAGGCACTACATCAATAAACGCAAGTGCAATATTACAAATTGATAGTACAACGAAAGGATTTCTTATGCCAAGGATGAGAGCAAGTGAAGCGGAAGCCATTAGTACACCTGGAGAAGGATTGCTAATTTATGTTAATGATACCTCAGATGTATTTACATCAAAAGGGTGGTATGGATATAATGGTAGCTCTTGGGAAAAATTAAATAATTAACATAAAAATAAAAATATGAACATTGAAATGAAGTTTAGCTTTAAAGCTATCAAAGAATTATTAAACGAAACTAACACAACTTTAGAAACTATTGGAGAGTTATCAAAAGACTTAAACAATATTAGCACTATTGCCTACATCGGTAACAAGTATGCAGGCGGTAAGCTAACTAAAGAAGAGATTGAGGATATGTTAGAGAAAGGTAATTTTGAAACGGCTTTGGCGATAGTTAACGAATTTGGGCAACAAGTATCAGCATACTTTAGCCCAAACGAGAAGAGCCAAGCACAATAGATAGTTTAGAGTGTTTGGCTTATGGAAGATTAGGCTGGAGCGAAAAGAAGTTTTTTAAGTCAAGCCCAGAGTACTTTTTCAAAGCACTAAAAGGCTTTAACGATTTAGAATTTGAACGAAATAAAGGAGAATGGGAAAGGTTAAGGATATTAGGAACTTGGGTTTTAAGTCCGCATACAAAGAAGGGACATGACTTAACTCCAAAGAAACTGATGCCATTCCCTTGGGATTTAACATTTACAGAAGAAAACAAAGAGTTATTAGAGCTTGCAAAAAATATAGCGAAGGAAAATGAGTAATCAAATTAACATAGCAGTAGGTGCTGACATTTCTGGCTTAAAAAAAGGGATGACAGATGCGGCTTCGACCATGCAAAGCGCGGGCGAGCAAATGGCGGCAGTAGGTGCTAAGGTTGAGAGTACTACTACAAAAAGTTTTAAAAATCTCCAACAAGCTTACAGAACTACTGCTAAAGATGCGCAAGTATTAGCAATGACCTTAGGAACTGATAGCGCAGCGTTTCAACAAGCGGCTCAAAAGGCTGCAATGTTTAAAGACCAATTAGATGACGTTAACGATGTTATAAACGCCTATCATCCAGAGAAGAAGTGGAAAGTTACTGCTGATGTAATTGGCGGTGCTGCAAATGTTGCTCAAGGGTTTGTAGGTGTTATGCAACTTATAGGCGTTGAAAGTTTAAATGCCGAAAAAGCAATAGCTACTATGTTGGCTTTAAATGGGATAGCTCAAGCGGTTCAATCTATTGAAGCTCTTAAAGGGGCTTTTATAGCTTTATCTGGAACAATGCAAATAGCTTTAGGTGCGGTAGCTTTATTGGGCGCAGCTTATTTAGTTTACTCAAGTGAATCTGCAGAAGCAGAAGAAGCAAATAATAGGCTTGCAGATAGTTTTAAACGTATTGAAGAGGCTGAAAAAAGAATAACTAATATAGTTACTACAACTAATGACCTTCGTATTAAAGCTATGAAGGAGGGCGCTGATAAACGTAGAGTTATTGCAGAAAATGAATATGACAAGCAATTATCTTCTTTAGTTGAATCTTATCAAAAGGGCGAGATTGCTGATATAACTTATCAAAATAGAAAGAAATATCTATGGCAAATTTATCAAAACGAATTAACTAAAATTCAACAAGATGAAGAGGCAAAAAGAGCTAAACCAATAAAAGTCGCTCAACAAGTTCAACTTGAATCTAAGCTCACTTCTATGGGAGGTCTGCAAGATTTAGCTTCTAAGTCAATGTCCGAGGATACGCAAAAAGCACTTAATGAAGGTTGGGCTAAAATTAACGCTGAGAATCTTAAAGGAATGGGCGAATGGAAAGCTAATTGGAAGGGGTTCAATGAAGTTGTTCAACAAGAATCTGAATTGACTAAAATGCTATTTGATGCAGCCGCGCAAGCTTTAGCAGGTGCAGCCGCTAATTTAGGTGCAGCACTAGTTACAGGAGATTTTGAAAGCGCAGGTAAGGCTATTGTACAAATGCTTGGAGGCATCGCAATTCAAATCGGGGCGGCAATGATAGCTATGGGCGTTCCTATGGCTTTGGCTGAACCGTTTTTTGGTGGAAAATCTTTAAAACTTATTGCAGGCGGTGTGGCTTTAGGTATAGCGGGCGGCGCAATGCAAGCAAGTGGTAGGGCTTCAGGTGGTGGTGGTGGCGGTGGAGGCGGTGGATTTTCAGGTGGAGGTGGCGGTCAATCGTTCAGCCCTGTATTCGCAAGTGGTAGTCAATATTTAATGCTAGATAGTAGGGTAAGAGGCACAGATATTATAATTAGCGCAGATAATCAACGTCGGCAAAATGGGAGGATAAGATAATGGGCGTTAGATTCAGAGGCGATTTAAAAACAACGCATAGCAACAAAAAGTACACAGTTGAACTATGGGATAGTACTTACAATAGTACAGGAGTTACAGAGTTAACATTATTTGGCGAAGGCTTTCAAATTACTTACGAGGGGCAAGGCGATGAAATCTATGCACCTGTAAAAGGTAGCGCGTGCAAAGTTTACGCAGGTATAACACGAGGCGCTGAAGGTACTCTATTACAAGATTGGATTTATCAATCTGTATTAACTACACAAGAAGACCTTTATCACGTTGCAATTTATGATGAAACTAGCTTATATTGGCTTGGAGTAATTTTACCGAGTTTAGGCAATGAGCCTGACGATTCAAGACCTTATGATTTTGTTATTCAAGCAACTGACGGACTAGCAAGATTAAAAGACAAAGAGTTCACATTAGCGTTAACAACTATTAACGTAAATTATTCTTTTACTCAACTTATTTATGAGATATTAAAATCAACTCCATTATACACAAATACTACTCAACAAATATTATTCAGTACTGCCGTTGGCTACTATGAAAGTAATATGCAAGCCAAAAGTGGGGATGTTGACCCTTTAGCATATTCAGCTATAAGACCTGCGACATTTGCAATATTAGAAGAAAATAAAGAAGCTAGAGGAAAGTCATATTACGAAGTATTACAAGAAATCTGCGCAAGCTGGGGAATGCGTGTAATGCTTTCAAATGGTATATATAGATTCTATCAAGTTCAATCTTATCAGAATGATTCAGAAACAAGATATGAGCGCTTTTATTCGCGTTCAACAGGTGGTTACTTATTATATGATGAATTTACTGACCCAACTTACAACAAGGTATTATCAAGCACTTCAATACCTAGCGTTATTAATGGCAATCAATGGGAGTTCTATGACCCTTTAAAGTATGTATTTTTAAAGCTTGCATTTGACAAAACTGCAAATATGCTTGATGAATTGGCTAGTATGCCTATAGTAGGAAGCAAATACACTTACACAAAGACTTTAAATAATAGCATAGTTGGCGGGGCTGCAAAAAGATTAAATTTTGCAATGGTTATAAATTTACTTCTACCATTAAGCACTAACGGATATAGTTGTTTTGTAAACATTAAATTAAAAGTAGGTAATAATTATATAAGAAAACCAAGTGGAAGTAATATTACTGATTGGAGTACTAATTCAAATTCTGCTCATGTAGTTTTTTATCCTAACCTTACGCAAGGACTAAACTCATTAAACTTAGCATTTCAGACGCCAGACATTCCAAGTGGTTCGCACTCAACTAATACTTTTACGATTGATGTATTAATAATTGAGAATAATATAAACACTACATTAAGCACTTCTAGCTATTCTGCTCAAAGGCTATTAGGGTCAAGTATGCTTAAGTATAATTCTAGCTCAAACATACAAGATGAAACTTACTTTGAATACATAGCAGGTAACACTTCTAGTCCTATAAATTCCTACGATATAGAACTGCCAGAAACTTTAATTGGGGATGGCGTAGACGAAAGTAATCCTGGTTATGTATATGTTAGTCCTGATGGCGTTACATTTGTTCCAAGTGCAGGTCAATGGACTTGCGAAGAAGTGGGTAGTCCATACGAATTTGGGATGATTAGGGTTCGTGATGTGTTAACCGCTCAAATAGTAGCCGTAAGAAAGTACCAAGGCGGCTTAATAGGTTCAGAGATTTACGCTCATTCGCGACTTCAATATTTAAGTAAATTATATATTTTAAATGGCGCTACTTACAACGCTATGAATGAGAAGTGGGATGGCGAGTGGATAGAGATTGATTACGTTCGCGGTTCGTTTGATGTTATTGATGACGAAGTACAACCTGGAGGTGGAGGAGATACACAACTAAGAAGAGAGATAGGAGATGTTAACACTAGAGATGCAATAGGCAATAATTACACTCAATCGTTTATTAA